TGTGACTGTGTAGTGGGCAATGCCCCCTGGGGTCCAAACATATTTACTCTCCTGTGAGTTGGTCTAATTTGATAACTTCGCTGAATTTATCGTTATCGACTTTTGCTGATTCCTCTTCGAAGAATCCTATTCTTACTAGCCTGAAATCTTCGCTATAACGCGAGAAGGGGTGGCTAGGATTATTTGCAATAATATCGCTGATAGCTCTAATTGCTGTACCGTCCGTTATTTCTAGAAACGGCGGTGCGTAGCTTTTACTTTTGATATCATATACTGAATACATTCCTTTAGTAGTCATTGTTTTCAAGCTCCTATTTATTGTTATTAATATATTACGTTAGTACATAATATACATTACGAGTCACAAATTACGCACTAGCTGTTCTAATTGGCGTATTTTGACTTCTTCCTGGACGAACAGTCTGTCCATCCTATCATCATATTTGTCTATTACTTCTGCGCTATTGTCAATACGCGCTTTTTTTATCGCTTTTAGCTCTTCTTCTGTTAGCAAAGTGTCATAATACCTAGGTGGTTTTATTTCTTTGCCTTTTACGATTACATAATCGTTCGGATATACATCCGTTTTATATTTTTGAAACCAATCATAGCCTATTCCAGGCTTTCTGCTCATTGTGCAGTATTCTGGTTTTATTTCCGTAAGCTCTCCAGTTACGTCATTTACTTTTGTATAATGGTCGTCTGCCGCCTCCCCTGTTACTTTTTTCGTTACATATCGTGCAACATAAGCTGCACTTTGAAATGTTACGTCTCCTATGGTGCTAAACCCATAGGGCCAGAGTTCTTTTAACTCCTGGCTTATGTATAGATTTATTCCGTCCCTTACCTTCCAGAGCTCTTTATCTGGAAAATCATGGCCAAATAATATGGCATGATAATGGGGACGTTTATTCTGTGTACCGTATTCTCCACAATGGAAGAAACGGATTTTTTTATCGTGCTTCTTACGCAGACGCTTCATAAAGCGCTGGTATTCACGCACATCCAGAGACTGAGGATTGTCTCTGTTAGATAGATTATCTTCGTTGAATGTTAATGTGATAAAGCTATTAGCTTTATGCATTTGTGCTTCATGTGTCAGTCGTACTGCCCATTGTCTTGAATAATTTAATCGGCAACCTATACACTGACCACATGGTAGATTAAAACCCTTTGCAAGAACAAAGGGTTTATTGAATACTACTTTACCATCTAGCTTATAGGCGAGTAGGGGGTGATAACACGCCATTAGAGACGTATTCCACCTCGCATAGGGCCTTTAGAATAATTTTTCTTTTTTACCCGGCTAGCTGACTTACTGAATGAACGCATACTGCGTTTCTTATTCATTTTTTTTCTATACATTTTTTATCGTTCCACTTCTTAAGGGTTGCGAAGGTGTCACTCCACACAGTTACATCAAGTAGTAACTGTGTGGGCGCCTGCGCCTACTCCTCTGCCTCACTTTGGGCAGTCGCAGGCGCAGACGCTTCTTTTGGTGCTTTACGCACCGGTTCAGCTTCAAGAGGTGAGAGTTGTGGGGGAGGAGCCAAACCCATTTTCACCATTTCTTCTTGATTAGCTGGATTAGTTGCAAATTCGAAAAATTTGCCTGCATCATTTTGAAATGATGCTCTGATATCGCTAGGTAGGCCAGCAAACGACTCATTTGCCGCCGTTACCATGTCCAGGGACACGCGATACTCATTTATTTCTGAATAATCGCCATATGCCGCCATTCCGCGCTGTACGTGGCTTATAAGCCCCGTACGGTCATGCTTTGCTATAATATTATGGATGTCTGCATCATCTTTAAAATGCTGTTGAGTAAGGCTTTTGCCTACAACTGGCGTTTTTACGGAATAATCGTCACCACTATATGGTGTTTTGAATTTTATCTTTGTCATTTTTATTTCCCTTCGTTGGATGACATAAATGCGTTGAATAGTTCACCGAAAAATTTTCCGGCCGCATCTTTTGCGCCTTCATATTCCTTATTAATTACCGATGAATTTTGCTGTATCATTTTCAATAAGCTTTTTAGGTTTTCGTATTGAACCGTATTAATCTCGTACGCACCTAAAAGGTCTTTTATATCTACGCCGTTTAGCTTAGCCATTACCGAAGCTAAAACGTTCTCTTTTGACATTGTCGCGAATTGTCTTGCCCATCTTTCGTTATGCAGTGTATTTGCAAACTCTCGTGATTGCACAATTGTCTTTGCTTCTTCCGCTGTTTTTTTTGTCTGTTCTTGTGCTTGCTTAGCACTAGACATTTTGGAGTATCCTTCTACTCCGGCCGCACCTACATTCTGCATATTTGCCATAGCTCCAGCTGGGGTAGATGCTCCACCTTGCTTGTACGCCAATATTGGGTTTAACCCTGCTCGTTTCATATCTGCCATTGCACGTTGATAAGAAGTGTTTGACATGCGCTCTTGAAACGCCATCTGATTTCGGGCTTGTTTCTTGTTGCTCTGGTTTTGCATATGTGCGCCAAGCGCACTTGCAACTGCAGCTTCCCATGCCATTATTTACACTCCTTTACATCCACTAATATAGCTTCAGAAAATGAGCAGATTACATCTGCCCATTTATCATGACCGTGGGACATTGCCCACCCGACACTAGCGCCTAGCACTACTGGTAGAATGATCCTTTTGCCCCAGTACAAGGCTATTTTGAGTTTGATATCCATATCTTAAAAATGGTCTATCAAGCCGGGGACGGAATAGGTCGGCATAGGTCTTGCGCATTTGAAATCGAAATACATATCCAACAGCAAATGAGGTTCGCTTGTTACTGCTATTACCCTGTCTACTGGAGGGTTTTCTTCGATAAAGCTTGCGTTTAATGCTGGTAATGTTTCGAAATCTTGGGCTAAATGCCAAGAATCGAGGCTACCGCCAGTTGCACCGGACCTAAATTGTCCGGTAATCATGGACGGTTTATATCGATATTCCGCGAATCTTTCCTGATAGCCGAATACATCGTCATCAGCTGTTGTACCTTGCGCGTAAATCTCTTTGTTCAATACAGCTTGTTCGCCAATATGGGCGAGGGCGGGCCAATAAAAGTCCCATCTGGACTGTCTTGACCACTGTCTAGGTAGACCCTGCTGATAAGTTAAGTCAGCGTGTATACAGGCCATGCCTATAACTACGCTATGTTCTGTAAAGGATTTGTTAAAGCCTTGTCCACCAAATGCCAATGTGCCAAAACCCGCCATATTACCCTGTGGCGTTGTAGTATCAGTTGAACTTGTTTGGCTGATTGGGTTGATGTTGATACGCTCTCTACCACCGCCTAAATATTCTGGGCGCTGTAATCGTGCATCAGGTGAGGTTACTCCGAAATGTGATTGAATTATTTCGGTATATCTTGTGCCGCCACGTGCGTCACGCTCGTATAATTTTTGTATTTGGAATGCTTCTCTGAGCGCGTTAATCGTCGCTCCAGTTGCTTCCGTTAAATCGGCGTACATCCGATTTGCTTCTAATCCTGTCGGATTTCGTGCATATAAGTCTAGTCCAGAACCATCTACCGCCATTTTGCGATAGGTGTTATCACCACTATATTTAATTGTCATGGGATTGCTTGACTGCTGTACGTCAGTTGCCACTGGCGCGGTACTACCTAACGGTAATTGAACTGCGTCGCCCTTTTGTGGCCATGGTAAGGCAGATGTGAAATAATCATGCCTTTTTCCTCTTTTAAGCAGCGTAAAGTCTGCTGGGGTGTCTGGACCGTCTCCAGTAGGTACTGGAACGCTGTCCTGTAAATTTTGGTCGCGAAACCACTCATTATAAATGAGGTTATAAGCTCTTCCTACTAAGTTGTTATATGTTAATTCAACACCTATAGGTACACCCATATAATCATATAGGCTGTTTGTTGTGACAGTATCTGTCATTGTTGGTATTAGATAGTCGGTGCTATCTCCTGGATCCGTTTGCTCACCGCAAAACTTTTGCCAGTTATCCCATACTAACCTGTATGGAACTGCAAAGTAGAATGTTTCCATATACATATTGTCCATTACTGGATGCAATGGTGTTGCTAAACGGCCGAAGCCCGTTGCTTTTAAATTGAATGTGTCCCCAGGGAGCGCCTCGTCAACAAAGATTGGTACTAATTGACCTGCGTCAAATGTTGTTTTTA